TGAATCGCTCAGGGGACACGGTCTATCCTGACCCCTCGGGCACCTATGCAGCTGCCCGCTATGTGCAGTACGAGGAGCTCCAGGGCTGTTACGCAGTCTTCGACCCGGGCGGTGGGGCCCACACAGCCCGCAAGATCCTGCACAACTCAGAGGGCGGGTGGTCTCACCCGGTCCCACCGAAGCGGGCAGAGCTACACCTCGAGGGGGACGGGGCTACCCTGCCCGCGTCTGGCACCTTCGAGATCTGGGAGAGCGCGGTAACCACGATCGGGTATGGCTCCACTGCGGTCTATGATAAGTTCCGGCTACGGATCCCAGTGCAGGCCACCGCCGAGGGCTACTTCCAGATCGGCGCCTGTGTGATTGGGCCGGTCCTGTTCTTTGGGTTGGACTACAGCTGGGGCCGCACCCAGCAGCTCAGCCCGAACCAGGAGATCACCACCGGTCGCAGCGGGGACCGCCTGGTCGAGGAGCTCGGTCCGCCTCGGCGCTCGGTGGAGCTGGCCTGGGCAGAGGGCTGGGACTCTACCCTAACCAGTGGGATCAGCCCGGCAGACTATGACAAGATCACAGCCAACGGCCTCGAGGCTGTCGGAGTCCGGCAGGATCCCTCGGTGCTCGAGGGCATGCTACGTCGTAGCCGCGGAGCTGCTGAGCCGGTGGTCTACCTGCCTCGGATTATCCCGGACGACATAAACACCCCAGGCCAGGACCGGCAGATCCTCGGCCGGGACCGCCACCTGTATGGCCGGGTCACGAGCCAGGTAACCAGACAGGCGATCCTTGGTGATGAGGGACAGAGCGAGGTGCAGACGATTAACGCGATCATCATCGAGGAGGAGGTCTAATGCTCGCCCGGGAGTCCCTCGAGCGAGGCCGCCTGGTCTGGCTGCTGACCCTGACGATCAGGGGGCGCCGGTATCGGTTCAGTACTGAGCCGCTCGCGGTCGATAATGCCGAGGAGCTCCAGGGCCCGCCCGTGGTCCAGTTCTTATCCGGGCTCTCCTTCCTCGAGTACGAGGACACGATCGGCCTATTCGACTCGGAGTCCAGCTCTCGAGAGGTCTCGATCTCGGTCCTATTTCAGCAGGGCCAGTCCTCCGGATGGACCGCGATCTCGGATACCCGGCGGGACATCGGCGAGGCTACCGGCGAGCTCAGTCTACACATCGAAGGGGACAACCTGGCAGACCGGGAGATCATTGTCTCGGGCCACATCGGATCCCCGACCCATGGATCCCGATTCGAGCCGGTAGACTTTACGATCGTAGAGTCCGACTGGTTGGACTCTGCTCTATTGCCAGGGCCCCGGGCCAAGGTCCGCAAGAAGACATGGCCGAAGACCCTGGCAGGTGGTCACGATATGCGGAGGGATGACAAGGCCAAGGGGCAGCACTACCCGCTGATCTTCGGCGAGCCTGGCAAGTATCCCCCCGCCGAGTGGTGGGGTAAGGGCTCCGGGTTTATGCCAATGACCCCGGCCCTGATTGTCAAGATCGATACAACCGACGAAAACAACCTCGCCCAAACCGCGACTATCCTGCTGGCCGGGCATGCTGCCTACCTGCCATCTGGGCCCGCGGTCAAGATCTACAATGAGGGCACCGGCCGGTGGTTCGATGCTACCCCGCTCCACCGGGCCGACGGGCAGGGGCGGACCGTTACAGTTACCGATCAGACCGCAGCCGGGACGGGTGCGGCTAACTACATCGAGCCAGGGGACGGGCTCTGGGTAGCCTGGACGGCTGCAGGCGGGGTGCCGAATAAACACGAGACTGGCCCAGCTCGAGGGGCAGGGGAGATCATCGACTACCTACTCGGGTTCAGCAAGCTCAGGATCGATACCCTCAGGGGGCGGGCTGTCCTGCTCGAGGTGGACGGGTTCGCGCTGGATTTCTGGACCAATGAGCCCCGGGCACCGTTCGACATCATCAAGGAGGACATCCTACCCCTTCTCCCCTTGAGCCCGCAGATCAGGCAGGAGGGGCTGGGCTTTGTCTATTGGCGGTGGGATGCGGTGGCCGCCGATGCCGTGGCCACGCTCGATGTCGGCCAGGAGCTCGGCGAGCGGAGCGGCCCGGTGGAGGTCAGCTCGATCGATGATGTCTACAATACGATCCGGATCGACTATTGCCAGGATGGGCCGGACGGCGACTACCGTAAGTCCATCACATACGGTCACGAGGACCCCGATGGGGACGGAGAGATCACGGTCAACCCGTACAGCTGGGCGAGCTTCACCCGATACGGCCAGCGGGGCGGGCTCATCATTGACGCACCGATAGTCGAGCAGGACGATACAGCCCGGGCGATCCTCGATTGGAAGATCCGGTATCACTCGATGACCCATCGCACAGTGCGTTACCGGCTGCCCCAGGCCTGGCAGGCTCGAGAGGTTGGCGACGTTATCACAGTGTCCGACCCTGACATCGGATGGGCCGACGTGGTCTGCCTGATTACCTCGATCGTCCGTGTCCCCGGTTACACCGATATCACCCTCACCACCGTCGCCGACTGGATCCGCGATCTCACATAGGAGCCGCCATGGCACTAGTAGACCTCACCACCGTTAACGAATACCCGCACGTCAAGCGGATCACCCTGGGCCTGGCTGGCGTGGTTCAGGCGATCACCCTGCCCGGGGAATGCACCCGCTTCTCCCTGCAGTTTATCGCCCAGGCTGGCAAGTACTCCCACACTGGCACGGACGGGGTAGCCATCGGCGCCGAGTATGCAACGATCGCCGCCGACTCGGTCAAGGTCTACGACCGCGGGCTCCGAGCTGGAACGCAGACTGTCTATGTGGCCGGCGCTGCGGGTGCAGTGGTGGTAGAGATCGAGCTCGAGAGGGTCTCCTAATGGGCGGCTACAAGTATAGGCCCGCGGCAGCGGGTGGAGGCGGGGCGGCTGCGAATGATGACTTCGAAAGGGTCAACGTCGCAGATGGGTCCTGGACAAATGTGGACCCACTGAGCCAGGCAACAGGAGCGGCGACGAATGTGGGCGGGATAAACGTGGTCCCGCTCGGAACCAATGTTGCCGATAAGCACCTCAACGGATGTGTCTGGTACAAGGAGCTGAAAACAAAAAATGGGTCGGATTTTGACTTCACCGACAAGCCCGCTTTCTTGAGCTTCTACCTGCATATGCCTGCGACGGGATGGAGGGACAACGGCAGCCAGGAGGGTGGTGATGGGAACCCGCCATATGCGAGCAGATCCTGGGTAGCTATGGGCGTGATGACTGACCCGGAGAACATCTCCGGCGGCCCAACCGGACCCTATCCGAAAGACGTTCTTGGGGCCGGCCTGTCTTGGCTTGGTACACAGAATAAGATGCGGCGCACCTTTGTGAGAAACGTATCGAACTCCGGGACCTGGGGGTCGTTGTCAGTCAACTCCCAGGACTTATCCACGATCACCTCTACCACCGTCACCGCCGGGCACCGTGCCACCAATCGTCTAGGGTATAACTTCAACATCACAAGGGGCGGAGCGTATACATCCGGGGCGCTGACCCCTGCTAATGCACATGAGTCCTATTATATGTCGTGGCGCCCATACTTCGACGATGGACACGTATACGCCGCAGAAGGAAAATACAGCGCCGCCCAAAGGTGGGGAAGGACACGCACCAATAAATTGTACATATGGGTGGCAGTCGGTCGCACCGCTACGCCCAGTGCAGGCTGTACCATGAAGTTCGACGCATATTACAACGCCACCCTATTCGACGGTGGAACCAATCCGAGCGGGACGACGATCCTAAGTGGACCATAGGAGCAGACATGGCATTATCAGACGATCCGCGGAACATCACCCGCGGGAACACCCAGACAGAGACTAGCGCCGACGGTGAACACGGCCTGGTCGCCATAGAGATAACCATCGAGGCTGACCAGTGGGAAGCCATCAAGGGCAGCACAGTGGAGGCCGCGATGTTTGTGGCCTGGCTCGCTGACCACATCACGGAGTGAACATGGAAGACATCAAGACCAAGCTCAAGAGCCGCAAGCTGTGGGTCGCCCTGGTGGCGGCCGTCCTACCCCTGATTGCCCAGTATCTGGGCGGTGAGATCGCCCTGCTCGACGCGCTGCAGCTCAGCGCCGGAGTGGCGATATCGTACATCCTGGGTCAGGGCTACGTGGACGCGGCGGCAGCCCGTCTGAATGGCTGATGCTGGATGCGCTCCCATGGGTGATCAGCACCGTCACGCTGGTGGTGCTGGTGGTGCTGTGCGTGGTGCACACTTGCCGCCGTGCCAGGGCCCTCACACCGTCCCGAGCTGCAGCCAGGGCCCGTCTGCATATGCGGACTACCCGGGAGGCCACTGAGGCCAGCCTGGAGCGGATAGCGGGTGCCATGGAGTCCGACAACGCCGAAGAGCTGATAGCGGCTGAAGCGAACAGGGCCCGCAAGGAGCGCCAGTCGTGACCTGGATGGCACTATGGGTCGGCATTTCCTGGGCTGGGGACACTCAGCTATCCCCGTCGGACTCTGCACCCGGCGAGTGTCCCCGGTCCTTTGCCGTCGTGACTGGCGAGCCCCTGCCGGCCGAGCTGGTGGAGGGGCGGTGCATCGCCCGATGTGGTGGCGTGGTGCAGCCCACATCCGACGTGGCCTACCTGCTGAGCCTGGAGGCGGAGGGCTATCTGCACATCGCCGATATTCAGATGCTCAAGATACAGCGCCGGGATCTCCGGGCTCAGCTCGCCCAGGAGCGAAGCCCGTGGTTACATCGTGCCCAGGGTGCAGGTCTTGCCGGGCTTGTCACAGTCGCGATATGGGGGGGGTGGTATTATGGACGCAGCACCGGGGGATGATATGGCGGCACCTGCCTGGCTGGATTCAAAGCTGATCATCTACGGGGTGGGGCTGGCCGTGGCCGGCATCCTGGCCTATGCCAGGCTGGACATGCTCGGCGAGTCGATGGCCCGGGTGCAGAGTACGCTGGATGAGCAGGCCGAGGGGCTGACGGATCACACCCAGGACGGCGATGCCCATGCCACCCGCGCGCTACGGGTCTCCAGTCTGGAGACCGACCAGGCAACGACCAGCGCCAAGCTCGAACAGATGGATACGGCGCTCGACCGTATGAGTCGCAATCAGGCCCGTATGTGCACGGCCTGGGGCGTTTTAGATTGTGAGTGATCCCACCGCCGAGGACATCGCCGATCACCTGCGCGGGCTGGGTGTCACCGTGCACGACATGCGCGGCAACCTGGCCAAGCACGCCAGCAAGACCTTCAGCGACCGGTCGGTGAGCAGTCTGCAAGGTGTGGCCTTCCATCACAGCGCCGGCAGTACGGGCGGCCTGGACAAGTTCCTGGCGATAGCCCGCTACCACGTCGGCCCGAATCACATCAGCAGCACCGGGGCACCCGGCATCTGCTACAGCATGGGCATCACGGCTGATGGGGAGGTGGCCATATTCCATCCGCTGGAGGCCAAGACCTGGAGCCATGGCAACGCCAACAGCTCGCACGTCGGAGTCCTGGTGGTGGGGGACTTCAGCACGCCGGGCCATGATGCCAAGGAACCCAGCCCGGAACAGCTCTGGGCGGTGTGTTGTGTGGCGCTGGCATTCCGGTCTGCCTTCGGTGTCGGGTTCGGATTCGCTGGTCACTTCGACTTCGGCAAGCCCCGATGTCCAGGCTCCACTATCGAGGCCATGGTGCGGGCCATGCGGACCCACGTGGAGCAGCCGCACGACAGCGGCAACCTGGATAGCCTGGCCGCGGTACAGACGGCCCTGGGCAAGCTGGGCTACACACCGGGCACGCCGGACGGCATCATGGGCCCGAAGACCCGGGGTGCCATCTGCGCATTCCAGAAGGCCGCCGGTCTCCAGGTAGACGGCATCGCCGGCCCCCGCACCCGCGCCGCACTGAGCGCAGCTGTGGCAGCTCTGATCTGAGCCCACCGCGCACCCGGGCCCCCCACATATCCGGGGGGATTGAAACTATCTGCACCGTGCTAAACGTTGCACGCGGGGGCTGTGGTGAAACTATCGCACGGGTGGGGGTTGGCATTCATGGGGGAGTGGATTAGTAGTAGGTATACCCGGAGAGAACATGAACGCAAACGACACAACTACCGCCCAAACGGGCACGGAGTCTTCGATGGTCTTCTCTTCTCTCTCTATCGCTTCTATCGTCGCCCACTACTCGGACGCTCTTGTCTGGGGCGATGTCTGCGGGGTCACCCTCTCTGATGGCACGCGACTTGTCGCCACTGCCCTTGGCGATGGCTTCCGCATCTATCGCGCCGGCATGGGCCTGCCGCTCTATGTGCCTTTCGCCTAACCACCACCCGGGGGGCGCAGCCCCCCACCCCAACCAAAGGACAACGACATGACAAAGACCGCGCTTCTCAAGTCCATATCGGCCACGCTTAGACGCCTGGGGTACGGGCGGGGCTGGGCGTACCAGGTCCGCTTGTGGGCCGATTGGGACACATACGATGAGTGGGACGACCGCGATCACCCAAGCGGGGCGATCAATCCAGACCTGGGGGCGTGGTCCTATATGCGGGGCGACGTTGCTCCTGGCATGGTCGTTGAGGTCTGGTGCGCTCGCAGCATCGACGTGAACAGGGGTCTGGGCTGGTATGAGCACGAGACGCTGCACCTGAACCCCGACCCCGATCACCCCGGGTGCGTCGTCGCACTCTAACCACCACCCGGGGGGCGCAGCCCCCCACCACACACACGGAGAACGACATGATGGATATCGACACCCTCATTGACTACATCGCCCGCATCCTCAACCCGAACGTATCCAGCCCCACTGAGTGGACATGGGCCAGCCTGCAAGCCAGGGTCAGCCACCGGCTCTTCACGCAGGCCATCAACACGATGCTGGACATGGGCTGGGTGGAGTACCACGGCGATCCACGGTCCATCGCGGGCACCCTGATCCTGACAGACTTCGGCGCGGCCCTCCTCGCTAGGCGCGACGCCGGCCTGACCCAGTAGCCCACACACCCCACCACCACACGGAGAACGACATGATCGCCAAGCTATCCAACCGCCAGCCAGGCTACCGAATCGGCCCCGACCGGACCCAGGAGCCGGACCAGGACGGCATGGCGCCGCTGGCCGTCATCCAGTTGACCGTCGTAGATGTCACCTGCCCGAGCTGTGACCACGAGACCACCCTGGCCTATGGCGGCTGGTCTGCTATCGTCTGCCAGGGCTGTCAGGTGGTCCTGTATCGGAACCGGCGCTGCGAGGTGACGGCATGAACAAGCGAAAGACATACACGATAGAACTAGGCTGGATGAGCCGGCCCCAGAGCCTCCGGGTCATCGGATACCGCGCTGCTGTGGCAACGGCTCAGGCCCTGGCCGGCACCGGGAATGGGCTGGTGCTGCTGCGCAGCCCTGACGGTCGAGCGCGGGCGGTGACAGCATGATCTACGATCCCAGCTCCCACGAGCAAGACCAGCCCGTGCTCCACCGGATCACCATCACGGCGATGGTCCCGATGCTGACCACAGCCCAGGCCGCGGTTGACCGGGATGCCCTGCTGGAGCTGCTGACGGCGCACCCTGAGTACATCGAGGAGGTGACCTGCCTCCGAGCGGTCCCCGATGAGGCGACCGGCCCGCACTGGCGGCACCCTGATACGGGCCTGACTGAAGAGCAAGACACCGAGCGGGGCTATTGATGGCCCGTCGTGCTCTGCTCCTGGACGCTATCTGCACAGCTGTACTGTGCGCCACCCTTGCCATCGTCGCCATCCTGGCGGCATGAACCACACACGGAGAGACATCATGAGCGACAACACGACAGACATCCTGCCCTATGTGCGGGGCTCAGCCACCAGCAAGTCAGCATCGGAGAGCATGCGAGCCCATGCAGCGCCAATCCGGCAGCGGGTGTACGAGTACATCCTGAGCCGGGGCGCATTCGGCTGCACCGATGAGGAGCTGATCGCGGCGCTGGGGATCTCACCGAGCACGGCCCGCCCTCGGCGCGGTGAGCTGGTGCAGATGGGTGCGGTCAAGAAGACCGGCGACACGCGGCGCACCCGATCCGGCCGCCGGGCCGCGGTCTACGTGGGGATCCCAGGCAAGTCCGTCAATCACCCGCTGGGCAGGCGGTCACGTCCAGATGGTGAGCGCAGAGATCGGCGGGTGAACATCCACCTGACTGGGGCGGAGTACGAGGTGCTGCGCAAGATGGCAGCCAAGCACGGCATCGATCCGGGCGCCATGGCGCGGGCCTGGATGGTCCACGGTTACCAGGCCATCACCGGCAAGCACAGCGGGGTGACGGCATGAGACTGGAGACCATACTGGATTTGAACCGCACGCTGTGCGACCACGTGGGGCCGGTCCTGGAGCGGTACTACATCGCGCCGATCTCCATCAAGTTTCGGGCGCCGCTGGGCTCCTCAGCGGAGGCCGTGAACGGGGCCATGGATGCAGCTGGCATCACCGGGCCGCAGCCGGTACCCGATGCCCTGCTTGAGGTGGAGATGGCGCCGCGGGACTGGGCCCGGCTGTTCCTGCCGGTCCAGCGGGATGCACGCCACGAGCACGCGATCCGGGTGGACATCAGCGACCCGGCCGCCGCAAGCTACCCGATGCTGGAGGAGCCCGGCGCCTGGGTGACGTGCAAGCAGGTGACGATCCCACCGCGGGATGAGTGGAGCCGCCGGCGGACTCACTTCCTCGCGGTGGCCAGCCCTCGGCACTGGGTGATCTGGTGCTGCTCAAGCACCGAGCACCACACATACGAGGAGCTGCACGATGCGTTCCCGCTCTTCGGATTGCCGAATCAGCCGGGTGCATGGGTCCGAAGCTGAGCGCTGTATGCGGGGGCTCAGCCACCCACCGCCCTCGCACCTGTTAGATTCACACCGGGGCATGAGCCCCACCAACACACACGGAGAGATCATGAACTACCCAGAAGGCTTCCCCTCGGACGGCGTTGTCCGTCTCCAGGGCAAGGAGTACATCACCCACACCGGTCTCGTATGGCTGGCCACCAGCGCGGGCCCATGGTCCAGCTCGGTGGACTACGTAGAACGGCGATGGGCGGAGGATGGCCTGCCGCTGTACGTGGAGGTGCACGTCACGGTGACGGCCGGCGATGTCAGCCACACGGCTATCGGCGATGCCAGCCGGGTCAACGTCGGCAAGATGATAGCCACCGCGCTGCCCAGGATGGCCCACACCCGGGCGCTCAATCGGGCGCTTCGCGCTCTGCTGGGTCAAGGAGCGACCACAGCGGAGGAGATACCCGCCGGCCCCGTGGCTGCCCCTGAGCGGGCCCAAGAGGACCGGGGGCGTGCTACCCCACCCAGGCAGGTAGAGCGCGCTACAGACCGTCCCACGGGCGCGCAAGTGGCAGAATCCATCGTCAGCGCCGGGGAGCCGGAGTGCCCACACTGCCAGTCCCGGGTCTGGGACAATCGCGCCACGGCCACAGGGCAGCAGCCGAAGTGGAAGTGCAGCAATAAGCAATGCGGCGGTGGTCGCAACGGATACCCGTGGGCAAGCTGGCGGGATGACCAGTTCGGAGTCCAGGGCGCACCGCCGGCACCGGGCCCGGAGCTGGTCCGGGCGGAGCAGGAGCAACCCCCACCGCTTGACCCGGCCGACTGCGGACTGGATGAGCGCGGTGAGAACTTCACCGCTGACATCGAGGTACCGTTCTGATGGCCCGTGACGCATCCACCTGGAACGGCCTGGACGCCTGGCACCGCACGGGCTCCACGGCCGCCGGGCTCTGCCGAGGATGGCAGACTGAGCAGCACCGGGGGCAGACCCGTCCCACTGGCCGGCCGTGGCACCAGATGAGCCCAGCAGACAAGCGAGCCCAGCTGCTGCGACGGGCCCCGGAGTACCCCGCATGGGCAGGGATGACGGCCAGCGAGCGTGCGGCCTATGTGCTCAGCCTGGAACAGCTGCACCCGGACGAATAGCCCCACGTGTAAACCCTCACCCCGCAACAGGACGGAGTGAGGGCCACACGGAGGGGGGAAGCTATCGCCTCTACCCTCACCCACACCATAGCCACCCACCGCAGAGCTGACAATGCAGACCACCTGGAGCGAAGTCCTCAGAGTGACCATCCCCGGGCCACCCGTGCCCAAGGCCCGACCCCGATTCGCGATGGTCCGGGGCAGGGCCCGAACATTCAGCGACCCGCGCTCGGTCGCTTATGAGAAGCGGATCGCCTGGCTGGTGGCCAATGCCACCCACGCCGAGCTGCTGGCGCCGGCTGGGGTGCCGGTCCGGGTAGATGTGCTGGCGATATTCAAGCGGCCGAAGCGTCTGCACCGCAAGGCAGACCCGCCGGGGCTGGTGCCCCACGTGGTCCGGCCCGACCTGGACAACGTGGTGAAGTCCATCCTGGATGGCATCGGGATCGCCGGGCTGTGGGATGACGACGGCCAGGTGACGGTGCTCCGGGCTGAGGCGGCATTCAGCGAGAAGGACCAGGAGCCACGGGTGGAGCTGACGATCTACCTGCCGGCCGAGCGACCGCCACAGGGCAAGACGCTGATCGAAGTGTTCGATGCCCTGCCAGCGGGTTAGGGACCATCTGCCGGGCTTGATCTCCCGGCTGGTCAACCGTTCTCAACTCCGGTGGACCCGGTCACCTCGTGGGGAGGGGCCGCCACCGGAGAACGGGACACAACAGCAGAGTTGAAACGATGAGCAGAAAGACCAGCACCCGCGGCCAGTGGCTGCCGGTGGAGTTCGCCGATGTCGAGACCCTCGACAATGCACGCCGGCTCAGCACCGGCCCGGCCAGTTGGCTGGACTCGTTCTGCTATGCGTGGGTCAAGTCCCACCGGGGCGCACCGATGACCCGGCGCCAGCTCGCCGACTGGGCAGGGTGCAGCGGGCGCCAGGCTGCACGGGTGCTCGCTGAGGTCAAGGCCCGCCGATCTGCATGGGACGCCAGCCACCCAGGTGATCCAGGATCGATCCAACCCGCAGATCCAGAAGTGATCCACCAGTCTTCAACGATCCCAACAGGATACGAGGCGCCGCGATCCAGGAACGATCCAGGATCGATCCAGGATCGATCCGATCGCGGGCGCGGATCTACAAGTACCAATACCAGTACCAGTACAGCTTCAGAGAGCGCCGTGGGTGTTCCATCGTCGAGATCGCGCACGCGTGAGCCCGGCCCACAGCACGCACGCACGGCCGAAGACGATGACCGAGTCACGGCGCAGGACGCTGAGCTGTTCCTGGCGCAGCTGCATGCACGCCGGCACATAGGGTAGACTTCCAACACACGGAGAGACATCATGGTATCGAAAGACACGACACGGCTGATCCTGGGGATCATCCAGCGTAACTACAACAAGGTCCCAGCGTGGGCGGATGAGTCCGTCGATGACTGGTTCCAGTCGCTCATCAAGTACACCGACCTGGAGGCGGAGACGGCGGTGCGGGCCATCTGCCGCACCCGGACGACGCTGCCGAATGTGGCGGCCATCATCGAGGCTATACAGGGCGCCCGCAAGTCGGCCGGGGCGGTGGTCGGCTCGGAGCCTGCCGGGTGCGCTGCATGCGGCCGGACCGGCTGGCGGGAGGTAGTGCATCACCTGCATAGCCGCGGCAAGCTGATGGTGACGGAGTACCTAGCGGCGTGCGATTGCGCGGCCGGGATGCGGTTGAATGTGGGCCCGACCGCGGAGCCATGGGAGGACCTGGTGAAGCGGTGCCGGGATGACCCGTTCACCGTGGCCGTCTACCACGGCACCCACACCGAGCCCCGCGTGCCCAGGGAGCAGCGGCTGCACCCGGACGCACTGGCACGTATCCAGGCCAGCCCACGGCCGGCCAGCGCCGGGGCATGGCAGCACCTGACGGGGGCGGGATGATGGCCCTGTACGGCATACCACCAGTCCCGCCGGACGGCACCCCAGAGGAGCGCCAGGAGGCATTCCAGGCCCGCCGCCGATGGCGAGCCAAGAGGGACGATGATCTGCGCTCGAAGATCAAGCGGCTCAAGCGGAACATCAGACGGCTATCCATGTTCGAGGCTTATGGACTCATCGCCATCATCGAGGAACACTGCCCCGAGCTTATTCGCCCGGATGACGACAGACCTCCTGGGGGTGAGTGATGGCCCTCACGATGGCTGGAGAGGTGCACTGGCCTGGGATCTACGGGTACTGGGTGTCGAATGAACGCACGCCGCTGTGCTACCCCGTGGCCGGGTGCTCGGTGGTTCCAGATCCATACGCCAATGTGCGGACCGATGAGCGGGATGAGCGCCGGGCGCTCGCAGCGTGGGAGCGGCGCAAGAAGCGCCAGGCGGAGCAGGTCAAGGCAGACGAGATCAGCCGACTCAAGGCACACCCACGGGTCAAGGTCGCGCCACTGCCGCCACAGCCACCCGCCGAGGAGATGGACGAGATCCTGCTGGAGTATGCCCAGGCCGCCGGGATATCCACGAAGGGCTACCAGAACGACCGTGCATACTGGCGCCGCCAGATCGGCTGGACCATCAAGCAACACGCCGACCGCCTGAGGTACAAGTGATGCCCCGCGTGCCCGAACGTATCAAAGCGATGGCCGGCGACTACCTGGTGATCCTGGATGGACTATGTCACCACCACGAGCTGAGCCCGAGCTATGAGGCACCAGACGAGTATGGGGGCCCGCAACTCGTGGAGGACTGCGGGTGTGATGCCTGCGAGAGCGGCCGCCACCGCCTGGCTATCGCTGCCCTACGGCTGGTTGTCCAGATGAGTAATGACGGGGGCACCAGTGCCGTTATTTGAGTACCGATGCGACGGATGCGGCCACCGCCTGGAGGTGCTCCAGAAGCACGACGACCCCCCACCGATCTGCGCCAGCTGTGACGAAAACATGCCGCCCGAGACGCCCTACATGTCCCGCCAGGTCAGCACCTCCAGCTTCAGCCTCAAGGGCCACGGGTGGGCCCGGGATAGCTATGGACTGAGGGGGGACGGATGACCCTGCAAGATGTGAAGCGCCGCCTACAGGTGATGCGGGATCGGGGCTACAACGCCAACACGATCCAGGACGTGGAGTGGTTGATAGACCGGGTCCACACCCTGGAGGCATCGATCAAGGCGGAGCAGCTCAGCCGCATAGAATGGCGCCAGCTGTTCAAGGCTCGGTACGTTGTAGCCCGTCAGGAGAGGGACCAGGCGATCCTGGCGGCCGTTAGTCACGTGAACCGCCAACAGTTCGCCGGCAAGCACGAACAGGATCGGGCTGATTCCGTCGAGTGGCTCAGGAGATGGTCGCCACTGGTTGACCGTATCCGCAAGGGGGACGAGTGAGCGCCACCCACTGGACCATCGGCCATCGTCGCAGGTGGAGACCAGCCCTCAAGTGCAATCAGTACCGCACGGTATGCGGCAGGTGGGTCACGCTGGACCGGACCACCACGCCCGACCGGGTGACGTGCAAGCAATGCAGGCGCCACCTGGATCTGCTCGGTTGACGGGGGGGTGGATATAGAATATTGCCACAGAGGGAGCAGTGCAGCGAATGGCAGGACGCAAGAGCACATCGGAGGTGGTCCAGGAGCGGCGGCACGTGGTGGAGGCTGCCCTAGTCGCGGGGGAGTGGAGCCTGCGGGTGCAGGACCAGCTCGCAGACCGATACGGGGTGACACCCAGGCAGATCCGGCAGGATGCCCAAGCCGTCCGCAAGCGATGGTCTGAGCAGGAATCCGACCTAACGCTGGAGGACCGGCACATCCGATGGCGCCAGCGGGTGGACCAGACCTATCGGCAGGCCGTCAAGGATGGGCACACCCTGACGATCTCCCGGCTGCTCGCCATGGAGGCCCGCGTGGAGGGATTCGATGCACCGCAACGGGTGCAGCTGGACGCCACCGTCCACCAGATAGCCGACCCGGATGCGATGGCCCGGCAGCTCCTGGAGGCCGTGCCGATGCTGTGCGAGGTGCTGGGCATGGAGGCGCCGGTGCTGGAGCTCCCGGTGCTCGATGCTGAACTGATAGAATGAACAACACACACGGAGAGACAACATGAACGACGACAAGAAGACCGAAGGCCACCGCGTGGTGGATAGCTGGCGAGTGGTGGAGGACTACGACCTGGAGCTGAGCTTTCCGGACGGGGAGACCATGACCGGCCCCCTGTTCCGGGTGTGCTCTCTGGCCTACAATCGCGAGGGTCAGATCATCGGCGGTGCCATTGCATCGGTATTGCTGAAGGACGGCAGCGTGCTCCACTTCGGGAAGACACCGTATAGCGATGGTGGCCCCCTGCTGGGGATCCGCGTGGTCCGGCGGGCCAAGTATACCGGCACAGATCGACGGTGGCCGGACTCCGCCCTGGAGGGGGCAGCGGTGGCCTACGCGCCCTCGCCACTGCCGCCGGACGACGGGTATGGCGGCTATGATGAGTAGGCGCCGCCCCTGCCCGTGGAGGGATGCACAGGCCCTGTGCCAGGTGGAGTGGCTTGACCGCTGGGGGGATCTCAGGACTGAGTTGAGGGAGGAGGGCAGGGACGCCGTCCCACCGCCGCCGGCCTGGCTGGTGCGTCACCTGTGGGGAGGTGCTGAGGTGGTGCCCGATGGGTAGGCGCCGCCCGGTGATGGTGCCGGTAGACCTGACCATGGAGGAGTCCGCCCGCGCCTGGCTGGTCCGGCGGTCAGCTGAGAAGGGCTTGACCCCTGAGCGGTACCTTCAGCGCCTGGTGCTATTCGAGCGGCGCAAGCACGAGCGCACATGGGGCCGGACGTGACCGCCCCACCGATGGTCATGCGCGGCACCCTGCGCTGGCGGGTGCTGGTCTGGGCTTGCTCCGACCCGGGGGAGTGGTCGATCCGCTCGCTGGCCGTGGACCTGGAGGAGGAGCACGCACGGGTCAAGGCCGCCGTGTATGCCCTCCAGGCGCGGGGGCTGCTGGCCTATGGACTCAGGCTGCGACCCACGCCGACCGGCCGCCGTGCCCTGGATGCGGTGCCACAATCAACCAAGAGCAGAGGACAACATGCGCAAGCAGGATGATACAACCGAGGCCGCCGCTGAGTGGCTGCCCATCGAGAGCCTGACACCGTGGGCAGACAACCCACGGAGCAATGACCATGCGGTCCCCGAGGTGGCCAAGTCCATCAAGCGATTCGGGTTTGCCTCGCCTATCATCGCCCGCCCCATCGACGGGGGAGGGCTGGAGATCGTAGCTGGTCACACCCGACACAAGGCAGCCCAGAGCCTGGGCCTGGACCGGGTACCCGTGCGGGTGATGGACCTGGACCCGGCGGATGCGAAGCTGCTGGCGCTGGCCGACAATCGACTGGGTGAGCTGGCCGACTGGACCGGCGGCCTGGAGGACATCCTGCGTGGCTTGGATGCCGATGGGGTGGACCTGGATGGACTGGGGTGGAGCACTGAGGAGCTGGACGCCCTGACGGCACCGCCGCCTATCGAGCCGGACGGCAGCGAGGACGACGTGCCCGATCTCCAGGAGGAGGTCCACAGCAAGCCCGGCGAAGTGTACGAACTGGGGCCGCACCGGCTGGCGTGCGGTGACTGCACAGACGGCGCGGTGTGGGATGCTGCCGGCGTGGCGGATGTGGGTGCTGTCATTGCCGATCCGCCATACGGGATGGCCCTCGACACCGAGTATGCGAAGATCGGCGCGGGAACCCCTAGCCGGGCCGTCCTTGGAAACGACTACCGGCCGGTCCTTGGCGATGATCGCCCGTTCGATGCGGAACCGCTGATCGCCATGCTGGGGCACGTTCCCGAACAGTTCTGGTGGGGCGCGGACTACTATCGCCGCACCATCCCAGATGGCGGATCGTGGATAGTGTGGGACAAGCGGGTGCCCGGACTTGAGGCTGCTATCGGAAACGCCTTTGAACTGTGCTGGTCTCGCCAGAAACATAAGCGCCCCGTGCTGAGGTACCTGTGGGCAGGCTTCACCGCGAAGGAACGCGGGGAGGCCCGCGTGCACCCAACACAGAAGCCGGTGGCGATGATCGTAGAGATGATCGGGGTGTGGGTCCAGCCTGGCGCTGTGGTCCTTGACCCGTTCGCCGGCAGCGGAACCACGCTGATCGCGTGCGCCATGACCGGACGCCGTGCCCGCCTGATAGAGTTGGACCCGCGATACTGCGATGTGATCCGCCGCCGCTGGACCCGGTGGGCCAAGGACCACGGCCAGGAGCCCGGCCCCGGTGCGCTGGAGTGACCACCGCCGCCGTTATCTCGCCGATGATGGGCGTACTCCAGGGCGTCGAGCACCACCGCCGAGACCACCCGCTGGCCCATGCTCGGCTGTGGGACCAGCCCCTGCCGCGCACGTCACAGCGCCGCGCATTCCAGCAGCTCGGCTCGCTGATCACCATCATCTCCGGCGGCAACAGATCGGGCAAGACCACCGCTGCATCGATGTTCGCCGTGGCCTATGCGATGGGCAGATCCCATCCTGACGTGGTCCGATGGCTCCGGGTCAACCAGCTCGACCCGGCGGAGATCCCAGACCGGCCCGGGACCGTGTGGGCTATCGCCCTGGACTCACCCGATGGTCGCGAGTACATGCGGCCGGCAATCGACCAGTGGCTGCCGGTGGGCTCCAAGTGGCGCAACCGGGATGGATACGGGCGCGCTGAAGTCAGAATACCTGGCGGCGGTCGCGTGATATTCCTGAGCGTCGCGGCCGGCCGAGAATCCTTCCAGGGTTCGGCGGTTGATCTCTGTTGGTTCGACGAGGAGCCCGGCGACCAGAGCGTTGTGAATGAATGTTTAATGAGACTAGTCGATCGTCGGGGCAGGGTGCTGCTGAGCATGACTCCCCTTCGAGGGATGACCTGGCTCCACGATAGGTGGATAGCCAACCCGGCCGACGATGTCCGGGTCCACTACATCCACGGTGAGGACAACCCGCACCTCCCCGATGGGGCCCTGGCGCGACTGCTCAGGCAGTACGGCCCGCACGAGAGAGCTGCACGTGCCCGCGGCGAGTGGACCACCCTGGAGGGCCGGGTGTATCAGGACTGGGCCAGACACATACACGTCATCGAGCCCCGCCCGATCCCGGAGGACTGGCCGATCTACTTGGGCGTGGACTTCGGCACCCGGGCACCCACCGCCGTGGTGGTCTGCGCACTCGATCCGAGGTCCGACCGGCTGACGCTCGTGGCGGAATACTACAAAGCTCAAGCCACATTGAGCGACCATGCCAAGGCGATCCACGCACTGATCGCCAAGTGGGGGGAACCGGAGTGGATAGTGTGCGATCCCGAGGACCGGGGCGCCCGGCTGGCCCTGGCGCGGGACCATGGCCTGACAAATATCGGGGCAAAAAAAGGGCGTGGTTCTGTCAGGAATGGCATCAACGATCTCGCGGAGAGAATTGCGCCTGATGCCGAGGGCCGCCCCGGTCTCCAGGTCTTCGCCACTTGCACCCACTTCATCCGGGAGATCGAGGGGTACGTCTGGGATGAGCGGGGCAGCGGTGAGGTCCGAGACCAACCCAAGCCCCGCCAGTCCGATCACCTGCTGGACGCGATGCGCTACCTGGTGACCAAGTTGGGGACCGGCGGCACCTTCGCTGTAGGGTAGCGCTTTACAATGCGGATCTCATTGTCAAGGTTGCCTAAGTAGTCCCGCTGCGCTACCGTCAAAGCGTGGCCGACTCCTCTCTTGCCCTGCGGGATACGTGGCTAACGCGTGTCCTCCGTGCGCTAAAGCTGGTGGAGGTGCGCCCGGACGGCAGCACCACGCATATCGCCGGGGCTGACTTCGCCGATGGCCGCTCACGCGCTCCGGGGATGAGCGCGATCAACAGCATGAGCGCGCTCGCTGCCTTCCCATGGGTCCAGGCCAGCGTCTCAGCCATCGCCGATGACCTCTCGATGCTGCCCATGATGGCGACCCGTGGCCGCGGCAAGAGCGCCGAACCCCTCGATGACCACCCGGTGCTGGACCTGCTGGAGCAGCCCACGTCTCGCACCTCCGGCGTAATGCTCAGGCGCCAGCTCCTGACGGACCTGGTCCTCAGCGGAAACGCGTATCTAATGGTTGCGGGTAGCCCGGATCCGGCTGCACTGATTCGCCTGCATCCCGAGCGGGTGCGCATTGTAC